ATTCGCTGGCAACAAACTATACCGCTATCACAAGCGGTATCAGGTGACTGTTATCGATCGGAATCCCGACAGCGAGATTCCCGATAAGGTCATAGCTTTGCCGTTAGCATCCTTCGAAAGATGGTTCGCGGCAGACAATCTCAACCACGACGTCTTCACTATTTACTTCTGAAAGGAACAACCATCATGGTAGCTCTTACCTGGGACCAGGTCGGCGAGCGGACCTACGAGAACGGTGTCGACCACGGCGTTCTCTACCTCGCTGACGGCACCGGTGCCTACAACAGCGGCTTCTCGTGGAACGGTCTCGTTACCGTCACCGAGTCGCCCTCGGGTGCCGAGTCCAACCCGCAGTACGCGGACAACATCAAGTACCTGGACCTCAAGTCCGCCGAGGAGTTCGGTGCGACCATCGAGGCCTTCACGTACCCCGATGAGTTCGCGGAGTGCGACGGCACCGTTTCGCCCAAGGTGGGCGTCAACGTCGGCCAGCAGCCTCGTCGATCGTTCGGTCTGTCCTACCGCACCAAGGTGGGCAACGACCTCAACGCCAACGCTGGCTACAAGCTCCACCTCGTCTACGGCGCCACCGCGGCTCCGTCGGAGAAGGCCTACGGCACCGTCAACGACTCCCCCGAGGCGCTGACGTTCAGCTGGGAGCTGACGACCTCTCCGGTGCAGGTCACCGGTCTGGGTCCGACGGCCATCCTCACCATCGACTCCACCAAGGTCGCTGCTGCGGACCTGGCGTCCCTGGAGGCCCTGCTGTACGGCGATGTCGATCAGGAGCCCGAGCTCCCGATGCCCGACGACGTCATCGCGCTGTTCACCGATGGAACGGCCCCCGTTACCCCCTGACCTGGGAGGTGATCTGATCTAGAAAGGAGACCAGAGAGTGCTCAGAATTACAGTTTCACTAGCCGAAGGTTTCGACGAAGCGACGAATGAGTTCGTAGTTTCCAAGAGCTTTGACTTAGAGCTGGAGCACTCTCTGGTCTCCCTTTCAAAATGGGAGTCAAACTTCGAAAAGCCCTTCCTTGGGCCTAACGAGAAGACAACTGAAGAGACGCTCTGGTACATCAAAGCCATGACCGTCACCCCAAATGTTCCTGCGGAGATTTACGACAACCTTTCGCGTGAGAACTATGACGAGATCAACGAGTACATCAGCGCCAAGATGACCGCCACCTGGTTCAAAGAAGATTCCAACCAGCGTCCTAGTCGAGAAATCATCACGGCTGAAGTGATCTACTACTGGATGATCTCCCTTAACATCCCGTTCGAGTGCGAGAACTGGCACTTGAACCGTTTGATCACCCTCGTTCGAGTGTGCAATGAGAAGAATGCACCTCAGAAGAAGGTGAGTAGGCACGATGCGGCAGCACAGCGTCGCGCCCTGAACGAGAAGCGCAGAGCACAATTCGGAACCCGAGGCTGAGAGGAGGAACGACATGTCACGTCTTGTTTGGAGCGCTGTAGGTGAGCGTTATTACGAGGTCGGAGTAGACCATGGCGTTCTGTACGTCGACAATGCCGAGGGTGTTCCTTGGGTTGGTCTGATCTCCATAGCTGAGAGCCCTACGGGCGGTGAGGCAAAGCCTTATTACTTTGATGGTATCAAGTACCTCAACATCTCAGCTTCTGAGGAGTTCGAGGCTACGCTCGAGGCCTTCTACTACCCGCCGGAGTTCGCTCCGTGCGATGGTACTTCCTCGGTGATGCATGGGTTGTTTGCTACTCAGCAGCCCCGAAAGGCGTTTAGCCTTTCCTACCGAACCAAGATCGGAAACGACACCGAGGGTTCAGCTCATGCGTACAAGATCCACCTTGTATACAACGCGCTGGCTGCTCCTTCCGAGCGAGAGAACAAGTCGCTTAGTGACTCGGCTGAGGCTTCGGCATTCAGCTGGGCACTCACGACTCTCCCGCCTTCGCTAACGGGTCGTAAGCCGACGGCACACTTCGTCATCGACTCGAGGTATGTCCCGAAGGGCCTCATGGCCTACATCGAGGATATTCTCTACGGTACCGATGCGATGGGCGCTCGACTTCCCAGTGCACAGGAACTGGTGGATCTGTTCTCGAGCCAGGGTCCGCTTATTCGTCGTAACCTCATTACCAGCAGGTTGCCGTTTAGTGCATCGACTACTGCAGTTGAGGTTCGAAGGAATCTTGCCTCAGACCCTGCTGCATCAGCGAGTAAGTACATGGATTTCGCGCTCACTTGGACTCCGAACTGGTATGGAGCTTCGCCCGCAGCAGGTGCCACAACGATCCAAAGCGGAACGGGACCGTTGGGGACTACTACTACGTTCATTCGAAAGTCATGGACGGCTGTAGGAACCAATAGTGGTGATACCGGCTTCGCCCATTCAAAAGCGGGGAACTTGGGCTTCGTGGTTAAGCCGGGTGAGGTATACACCGTCTCGTCTTACGTTCGATCTTCGGCGGCCGGTAAGATGGCTCGAATTCGGTTCAAGTACAGCGATTCTGCCGGGGCAACGACGACGCTTTCGTATGGTCCGGGAACAGCTCTAGGTGCAAACCAGTGGTCAAGGATATCTATGACCGAAACGGTTCCCACCGGGGCTGCGTTTGTCGAGATCTGGTCTGACGTCTATGCCTCTGGAACTTCATATTGGGCGGTTAACGACACGCTCGATGGAACGGGTCTGTTGGTTGAGAAGGGGACTACCCTCAGTTCATATTTCGATGGCTCAACTGCCGCTCGAAGTGATGGACAGGTTTACTCATGGGTTGGTACTGCGGCCGCATCACAGTCGATTGCCAAGGGTCCAGTCGAGATTCGACAGAACCTTGCGACCAACCCAGGACCTCGTGTCAGCAACAGTGGATGGGGTGGATCAGGATCATCATCGTCCTATGACACCACAGTCACGATGGACGGTATCAACACGATCAAGTCGACTGATACCGGCGGCGGAACCTCAGGCGCAGCAAAGTACGACGTTCCGATCAAACCCGGAATGCGTCTAGGAATTGCTGGAACTATGATGGTCGAGGTTGACACGGTTATCGACCTTGGTGTTCGTTGGAAGACCATGACGGGAACTGATCCAAACTCGGTGGTGATCGACTCTATCTCCGGACCGATCACCGTACAGGCGAACGTTCCTACTCGCATATCCGGAATTGTTACAGTTCCGACAGACAACGGTTGGATTTACTGTGAGCCGCTGTTCCGAATGTTGAAGGTTCCTTACACGGGCGTCTTGTCATGGCACAACCAAGTCGTGGTTACTCCTCTGAGAGCGGGTCAATCCTTCGATCCGACATATTTCGACGGCAACACCCTGTCGAAGAATGGGGAAACCTACACCTGGGTTGGAACTGCTAACAATTCGGTCACTTCTGTTACTGCGCCACTTCCGAATGGATATTCGGTAGGGGGTACAAAGCCTCCAAAGCAGTGGATCAGTACTGAACAAACCCGTCGCATGGCGTCATCCATCAAGACTCGTTGGGATACCGATACCGGTCTCAACGGAAACCCCATGTACGCCACAACTTCCGGACTGACTGTTGGAAAGGTCTACACGGTATCTGTGTGGATCTACGTTCCTTCAGGTTCTGAATCAGCTAAGCCTGCTATTCGTGCAGCAGGTATTGGATCTGGAGTTGGAGTCACAACGACGGATACGTGGACGCAAGATACATATACGTTCACGGCGGTTGGAACTAGCCAAACGTTCTTCGTTCTTAATCTCGGCCCAACAACCGAGGGACAGGTTTGTTATATTTCAGATCTGATGCTGAATGAAGGAACTACTCCAGACGAGTACATCGATGGAGACATGTCAGATGTAGATGCCAACTACTACAACTGGGAAGGTACACCGAACGCCTCTGTTTCGGCGCTCAATAGTTGGAACTAACAACATAGGAAGGAGGCTCTTTTACATGTCTAGAATCGCATGGGACACAACCGGTTTTCGCAACTACGAAGTTGGCGTTGACCGAGGAGTATATTACCCAGCGTCTGGGCCGGGTGCTGCCTGGAATGGTCTCACCGCCGTAAAAGAGTCTCCTTCCGACGTTGATGTAAAGACCCGATACCACGATGGCGTTCGAACACGAAGTCGTCGTATGCCCGGAAGCTTCGCTGGAACCATCGAGGCGTTCACATATCCCGAAGAGTTCTACGAGGATGTGCTTTCGCAGAGGTTTCAGAAGAACTTCGGTCTGAGCTATCGAGTTAAGACAGCCGATGGCTACAAGATCCACCTGGTTTACAACGTACTGATTGTCCCAGGCGAGATTACCTACGAGCAGGAAGACCCTGGCGTATTCAGCTGGGAATTCACTACTCGCCCAGTCACTATTCCTCGGGCTAGAGCTACCGCGCACTTGGTCATCGACACGTCAGTGGCATATTCGTGGACGATTCAAGCCCTAGAGGAAGCTTTGTATGGGTCAGATGAGGAATTGGCACATCTTCCTTCGCCCTCTGAAGTCATCGACATATTCGACGTCAATTCGATTCTAAGAATCGTTGACAATGGCGATGGAACCTTTACGGCCACTGGT